AGATCAATGATACTATCAATTCTATCATCTAAGTTTAATACTATTTTCTTTTTGGCCATTTGTTTTATCCTAGTGAAATGGGGATATTGCTATCCTCACTATAATTATCTTCTAATAACAACAGTTATAGCTAATGGTTGAGTCGTAGAAGATCCACCATCTGATGTAATTGTTATGTATTGACCCTCAGAAACATTATTAGCAGCTGTTGGTTCAGCAGTATCAATATCTCCGTCAGCTGAATCTGTGTAAGCTATTGTAAGTCCACCACCTGTTACAGTAGTTCCATTTACAGCAGTTGTTACAGCAGCGTTAGCTGTTGTGATTGCGCCACCTAATACAGAAATAATTTTAATAATTTTTCCATCATCAGGTACAGCAATGTTAACTGAACTAGCAGCAGATACATCAGCTAATCTAGCAGTTAAAAAGTAGTCGTTTAATGTTCTCATTTTGTTTTCCTATGTTTGCTTCGTTCCGTCTTTAGACTTCAAAGACCAAACAAAAGTTAAAGAAGGGGAGATTGCTCTCCCCCTCAAGTTATATACTATGACGTTGTTAAGTCTGCAACAAGTCCACTAGCACCTTCGTTTCTAGAGATTAAAGTAAGCTCAACTAAAAGCTGTCTTTTCTCGCTATCACCTGTTTTTGATAATTCAAACATAGTGAAGTCTCTTAAGAAACCTACTGACCAGTAGTCCATATTCAGAACCCACGCATCTCTATCTCTAGAGAATCTGTTAGGTACAACTTCTAGATCACCGAAGTCAGATGAGTAAACATCAATACTTGCGTATAATGTTTTATCTTCTGAAGCATCAAATCTAGTAGATCCACCTGTGAATCCAGATACTTTTTGTTTGTTGAAAGGACCAACCATTAGTACTGAAGGATTTCCACCTGCGTTCCATACAGATTTGATAACTGTTTTCAGTTGATCTTCTGTGAAAGCTCTTTGTTTTCCATCAGTTCTAGCATCAGTACCATCACCAGTTGGTGATGCACCGCCAGATCCTAATGAGTCATTCGAAAACACCCATGCTCCAAGAGATGCAAATTTTCTTGCAGTTGAAGCATCACCAGTTACTTTAGCTTGGTTAGCAAGTAAAGTAGCTTCGATGTCTCGTTTTAGTTCTTTTGATTTTTTAGCAATTTGATAAGCTAATTCACTTGCTCTACCAGCTTTATCAACGGCTTCTTGAGTACCTGTAATAACTACAGTTTTATCCATGATTTGCGTTTTGTTTGCAAGTCTAGAAGTAGCTGTTACTGCATCAAGAGTAGCTTCATCGCCCTCGATTACAGCATTAGATGTTGATGCTGCAGCAAGTGCGTCTGTTTGCCATTCGTGTGTTGTTGATTTAACTTGTTCTCTAGCAGCTGCACTCATAAAAGGAGTGTCAGTTGGAGAAATAGAATAAATCACATCTTGTAAGTCCTCTCTAATACCTACTGCATCGTAAGTATCGAAAGTATTTGATGGTTGTGCCATTTATTTTTCCTTATTTTTTTTGTGTTATCATTTGAAGTATGGCAGACTGTGCATCTTCCATGCGACCAGTCTTTCTTACTTTCCCAATTTTTTGTTTTATGATATCACGAACTGAACTATCTGTTTTAGCAATACCAGCTTTAATAACTTTTGGAGCAGTAACTACCTTTTTTGGAGAAAGGTCTTTAGGTGCTTTAGAGTTTTTAAATTGCATAGCATCTTTAAGAACCAATAAGAATCTATGATCTGTTAATGAAGATATTTCATTATCTTTAAATCCATAATCAGCTAAAACTTTTTTAGCATTATGTTTAAACTCAGTAGATTTTACTGGATCTGCAAACTCAGGTATGCGTTCTTCTGCAAGTTTTATTTCTTTTTTAAGATAGTTAGTAAATTCACTTTGAAAAGCTTCATCAGCTTTTTTACGTAAATCATTAATGCGAGTTTGTTGTTGTCTAATTTTAAACTCTAACTTAGCCGCATGACTAGGATCCTCTTCGTATAATTTATTAAGATCTGTAGCACCTAACTGTTCTTTAAAGAGTAAATCTGCAGATTGAATTGCATTATTAAGTTCTTTAATTCGAGAATCATAAGTCTGACGTAAACTCTCTTTTTCACTTTCAAGATTTTTCTTATCAAGTGATAATTGATGAGTTTTTTGTCTGTAATCTGAATCTCTAGAATAACCAGACTTAAGTTCATCGAGAGTAACCTCAAGCTCTTGACCTTGTACTTTTACTCGGTGGAGATTTGGTTTCTCAACTTCTTCTTGTTGTGTTGGTTGTTCTGTATTTTCTTCTGTTATGTTTTCAGTAGCTACGGCTTCTTCAACAATTTCGTCAGACTGTGATTGATTGTCATTTGAAACATCCTGAGTTTTAACTTCAGGCTCTACTGATGGTTCTGCTTTGACTACTGGTGCTGATTGTCCTTGTTTAGGATTCAGTAAACCAAGTATTTTCTCAGCAGCACCTTGTACAGATTTATCATCTGCCATATATGCTCCTTTAGGGTTATCGTTTCGTAATTATTACGATTGACGTTTTAGGTTATCTAGCTCATGGGCAGCTAGTTTGCCAGTCTCCATTACACTAACAAGATGTCCTTTAATTTTGTCTAGCATATTAAATGCCATCCAAAGAACTTGTCTTTGTTCGTGGTCGGAATATGAAGTTTTAAATATTTCTAATCTATAAGATTCAGATAAATATTCAAAAGCTTCCTTCAGCAAGGGTTCTTCTAATAAAATAGAAGCTTGTTTACCCCTGAGAATCTGTTGATCCAGGTTCGATTGTGGAATTTTGTTGTCCATTATTAAAAAACTCTTTTTGTCCTTCCATTATTTTTTTAAATATATCACCTGTTGTAGCAAGTTTCTGAGATTCTATCATAGATCTGTTCTTTAAATCAATCTCATTTATTTTAGTATTATATTTAAGTTCTAATTCTTTAATTTGAAGTTCATAATCAAGTAATTTAGCTCTCATTTCAGCTTCAATACGTTTTAACTCAACATTAGTTTTGATAACTTCTCTTTCGTTTTGACCTTGTACTTGAGCTAATGAAACTTTTTCAAATTCAGTAGGAGGCTTAGGTGGTAATTGTGGCATTTGAGCTTGTCCCACATCTGGATCCATAAAGTAAGGATCTACATTACCAAGTCCTGCGTTCTCTATAAGTTTCTTTAATGTATTATAAATGTTCCTTAAATTAACCATTGGACCGTAAACATTCTGTTGAAGGTTTATAGCTTGTAATTGTCTTTCAAGGATTGAAGTTAATAAAATTAATGTAGTAGGAGAATATATCAATATTGAATGGACACAAGAAATTGAAAATATTTGCTTATTACATAATATATCAATGTATCAACCAACTTTTTGAACTACAAAATTCAGGGGTGCGACTGCAACGCACAAAACTAAAACAATAACTTAAAAACAAAAAAAATGAAAACTATCTACACTATTGCAAACAGAAATTTCACATCTTTAGAATTTGCTCAAAAATTTGCAAACAAAAACAACCTTGATTTTTCTTTAATTTCAGTAAACAAGACGTATGAATATTTTGCTCCAAAAAATATTTTTATAGGAAAAGAAAGTCAACAAAAATACAATGAAAGACGTGCTAATTTAATATAAAAAAAATAATTTAACCCAGTTTTCGGATCTGCTCAAAACCGAATTTAAAATGAAAAAACAAAATGAGCGTAATGCAGGTAAAAAGCCAAAGTACAAGAGCGAATTTCAAACTACTACTTTGCACGTAAAAATTCCAACCTTTGTAAAAAATGAGTGTTTGGATGCGATAGAAAAAATTGTTGAACCTTATAAAAACTAAAAATGAAAAAGCTATTTAGAAAAATCAAAAAAGTCGAAAAGAAAATCGAGCAAAAAAATGAGTATGTTTCTGAGGTTTCAAAGTCAGAATATTACGCTGTATTTGGTACAAGAACAGAGCAAATTGTGGATTTGAATTTGGCATATAAAGATATGTTCGATTTAAACAACAAAAGAATAAAATTATTAACCATTCTAAAAACAAAAATAGAAAATGAAATCAACAATAATAGAGCGGTTTAAGTTTGTAGAAACTGCTAAAAAATGGGGAGTAGATATGTCCCGATGCTGTGTTCAAAGTTTAGATTTTGAAACTCCCGAAAATAAAATTAGCACGTTAAAACCGAGAGCGGAATTTATCAAGTCAAATGTAAATTATCAATTCAATGGACGATAGTTTTTCAATTTCAGAATTTGCAATGGCTTATAATTTGTCAAAAAACACAGTTAGAGCAAAAGCGAGAGAGTGCGGTTTAATTCCCGTTACCAATAACAAAAATTATGAGTATGCTTTGACTTCGGGAGATATAGATATTTTAAAAGATAATTTGTTTAACAAAAAAAGCAATTTGCCGAAGATTATATATAGAACCGAAGTAATAGTTTACGAAATTTATCCATCAAAAATCAACTTCTTATGAACGAAATAATAAACAACAACAATAAGATGCTATTAAAACGCATTTTAAAAGGCATTAAGCCAATTTCACAAAGCAAAGTATATGATTTAGCGTTTCAAGAAAAATGCACCTTAAATTCACTTAAAATAGATAAACTAATATGAAAACAGCAGTAGAATTGTTAGAAAGTAAATTTTATGAATTTGAAACAATTTATAATAACTTTCCCGCAAGGTTATATGAATATATTGAACAAGCCAAAGAAATGGAAAAGAAACAGATAATTGAAAGTTATTGTCAAGGATGTTTTGATATCAACAAAGATAATAGCATATTCCCAAGAGAAACTAGCGAACAATATTACAAAGAAACATTTAAAACCAAAAAATTATGAGCAAACAATTATTTGAATTGATGCGAGAACAAGAATCTTTTCCGATTCATTTCGGAAAAAAAGATTACATTTCACGAGGAAAAGAAATCGTGAATGAAGTTCTTCAGAATGGCGAAATTGACAAAATTGAATTTTGGACAAAAGTCGCAAAAATTAAAGAATCAATCAACGCAATGGATTCACAACTTCGTGAACAAATTACATTGACAGAAAAAACAACTTTGAACGGAGTTGAATTTAATCCAGTTCAAGGCGGTGTTTCAATCAATTACGAAGAAGACGAAGTTTATCGAGAATTTAAAAAACAATTAAAAGAACGTGAAGAACTTTTAAAATTGGCACAAAGAATGGAAGTACCAGATATGTACGGAAATATTGTTCCAAAAGTATCAACTACACCAAGAAAATCAAGTATAACAATTAAATTTTAATCAAATGAGCAGACAAGCAGAATTTCAGACACAAAGTTCAAATCCTACAAAGTATTATTTTGAATGGAAATCAGACGACAAAACCTTTGCATATTATGACAAAGAAAAAAAAGAAAATGTAAAAATTGAATTGCCGTTTAAGTTTTTGACACTTATGGAATTTCACACAATCAAAGGGTGGAACGACAAAAATCAATCTGGCGTTTATTCTAACGAAGTGAAATCAATCGGTAATGACGAAATCAATGTCAGACTTTTCAAAGGCAATCAATCGGTAAAAGGTATCTATAAAGACATCAAAGAAACTATTGTTGCAATGGGCGGTCATTACACGAAATCGATTTACATTATGTTAGAATCTGGCGAAATTGCAAACGTGAACATCAAAGGAAGTTCGGTTCAATCTTGGGGCGATTTCACACAAAAATCACGTTCACGATTATCAGATGAATGGATTCAAGTTTCAAACGCAATTGAATTGAAAAAAGGAAAAGTCGAATATTCGATTCCAGAATTTAAGTTCGCACATACTTTGTCAGCGGACCAAGCAATTCAAGCCGATAATGCTTACAATGAATTGAGAAAATACATTGATTCATATTTGGCAAAATCAATTGAAGTAATTGAAGACGAAGAAGTTTCAGTTGAGGACATTTTTTAATTAATGAAATCACCTCACGATGTATAGGTCAATCGTTTTTAAAATTATGGAAAACATAAAACTTTTAAAAGACATCGCAACAATCACTGGTATTGATATAAGTAAACCATCACGAAGACGTGAAATTGTAGAAATAAAAGCAATTTTTTGTAATATTTTAAGACAACAAAATTTTACTTTGCAAAATATTGGCGACACAATAAATATGAAACATTGTTCAATATCACATTTATTGAAAGTTTACGAAATTATAAATCATTTGCCACATATTCGACGAATAGAAAATAAATTAAAACTATTGAATGAAGGATTTGATTTTAAATTTTTAGAATATCAAAATAAAATTGACGAATTGAAACTTGAAAACGATGAATTGAAACAAAAAATAAATTTATTTGACAATCATATCTGGACAAAACTTTTTAAATTAGCAAATGACAATCAATTCATTTATGATAAACTTGTAAATTTTTACAATATTAATTCAAAACTAAAATTTTAATGAAGCCAGAAACTTACAAATCGATTCCGTCGCACATACGAAATCGAGCAATTGAAAAAATTGGAAAAAGAACAACAACAATATACAACGCAATCTTTTTTCAGTTCGGAAAAATACCGACAACATTCATTCCAACACTTAAAACAGAAATCGACAATGAAATCAAATATCTCAAATCAATCAAAGAAAAAATCTGACATTCAGCAAATGTCTGAATTTTATGAATGGCTTTTAAAAGTCAAAAATGTATATTTGCACGACAACAATAAAATTGACAAAGCATTCCAACGTGTAACACAATGACGCAAAATCCTTATTAATGAACCACAACGAAAATAAAACGACACGACACAAATTTTTTTGACTTTTTTGCGTCTTTGCGTCTAATTAAAAAACAATTAAAATGAAAATATCAGTTTTTAAATCACTCTACAAAACAGATGACGTTCCGTTTGACTTGGATATTATCAAAGTTCTGGACCGCATCAAAAATGGTGCGTCAAAAGATAAGATTTTACAGATTCGAACAATGCCAGAATGCGAAGAAAAGAAACAATTAAAAAATTCATTGATTTCAATTCTATTCAATGGAACTTTTTCAACAAGAAACGACAACGCATTGATTGAACATTCTGGACTTTGCATTCTTGACTTTGACAAATATGAATCTGAAGACAAAAAAGAAAAAGAACGTAAAAGATTAATGAAATGCGAATATGTTTTTTCAGTTTTCGAATCACCGAGCGGAAACGGATTGAAAGCATTGATTCGGATTCCAAAATGCGACAAAGAAAATCATAAAAGATACTTTAAAGCATTTGGCGAATATTTTAATTCAGATTATTTTGACTTTAAAAATTCAAACGTTTCACGTGTTTGTTTTGAAAGTTATGATCCAGACGTTTACATAAATGAAAACGCAACTATTTGGGACAAATTAAACGAAGACGAAGGATTTTCAGTTTATGAAAAGAAACCTTTATTGCCTTTGCAAGACGAAGACGAAATCATTCGACGTTTGTTGAAATGGTGGGATTCAAAATACGGATTTAAAGAAGGCGAAAGAAACAACAATCTTTTCATTCTTGCAATGGCGCTTTGTGAATTTGGTGTTCAATTCGATTATGCTATTGGCTACGTTCAAAACAACGTTGTTTATGGTAATTTTTCAGAATTTGAATTGACAACTTTGTTTCAAAGTGCGTATAAACGTGCAACACCTTCATCAAAGTATTTTGAAGACCAAAATAAAATTGACAGAATAAAAAACAATTTGTCAAAAGGAATGCCAAAGACAGAAATCGCAAATTTTTTAAAAATCGACGAAAAAATAATTGATGAAATAAACGAAATAAACGAAGACGAGGATTTCTGGCAAAAGTATGAAGACAAAAAAGGAAATATTTCTGTAAAGATTGATTCATTGAAATACAAATATTGGCTTGAAAGAAAAGGTTTTAAAAAGTATTACCCAGAAAGTTCAAATCAACCTACATTCGTACATATTAAATCAAACAAAGTAAATCAATCGAGTACAGATATAATCAAAGATATTGTGTTGCAACACTTACTGGACCGAAACGAAATTGAAGTCTTCAATTTTTGTTCAAAATCAAGTCAAATGTTTAGTGATTATTATTTGACGATGTTGGAATCAATCGAATTAAAAATGATTAAGGATTCAAAGTCTGAAGCATTCATTCCGTTTTTGAATGGTGTTGTTAGAATCACAAAATCAAAAGTTGAATTGATTGATTTTATCGATGTCGATGGTTATATTTGGGAAAATCAAATCATAAATAGAAACTTTGTAAAATCTGACAACGTTGAAAACGACTTTAAAGATATGGTTTCAAAAGTTTCAGCAAAAGACGAAACAAGAATCAACGCATTAGAACACACACTTGGATATTTAATTCATTCATACAAAGACAAGACGGACCAAAAGGCAATAATAATAAACGACCAGGAAATTGACGACAATCCGAACGGGGGTTCTGGAAAAAGTTTAATGATTTCCGCTTTGTCTAATTTTAAAAAAGTTGTAAAGATTGACGGAAAATCATTTGACACAAAGAAAAGTGATTTCATTTATCAACGTGTTTCAATTGATACGCAAGTATTGGCATTTGATGACGTAAAAAAGAACTTTGAATTTGAACAATTATTTTCAATAATTACTGAAGGAATAACAATCAACAGAAAAAACAAAGACGAAATATTTGTCCCGTTCGACCGCTCGCCAAAAATTATAATTACAACAAATTATGTAATAAATGGAAGTGGAACTTCACACGACAGACGAAGACACGAAATTGAATTTTTTCAGTACTTCAACGGCAAAAGAAATCCATTGACTGAATATGGTCGTTTGCTTTTTGATTCCTGGCAATCTGAAGACTGGATTTTGTTTGACAATTATATGATTCAGAATTTACAAAAGTTTTTGAAAAACGGATTGATTGAATCAATTTCAATTAATGCAGACATAAAAAGATTCATTCAAAGTACAAACAAAGATTTTTACGACTGGATTGAAGACGGAAACCTTCTTGAAAACGTCAGAATTTACAATACAGACATTATTTCAAAGTTTACGTCTGAATATAAGAATTACAATTTAATGACCTCTAAAACGTTCTTAAAATGGATTCACGAATATTGCAAATTCAAGAATTACGAATTAGAAAAAGACAAAGACCACGTCGGAAGATATTTTTATATCAAAACAGATAGTGAAATCAATAATGAAATACCATTTTAATTATGACATATTTCGATGAGATTTTAGAAACTAACGAAAACACAAAACAAATGAAACAATTTAAATTTTATTACTGGGTTGAAAAGAATGACGAATGTCAAGATTACGAAATCACAATTCAAGCAATTGACATCAAAAATGCAATCGATATTTTCAAAGACGATTTCACACGTGCAAAAATAAGAAGTATTGATTTTTTATAAATAATTAAACAAATAAGATATGCAAAGTAATAGATGTAAATTTCCACAAAAATATGCAACAAAAGTTTTTTATAGTGAAAAAAACGCTATTGATTTTAAAAACAAACTTGGTGAAAATTGCAAACAAACTATAAAAAATGATGCATTAGGAAGATTTAAAGTTAGATTTTTAATTGACAAAACAACAATAAAATATAAAAAATAAGATATGACACCATTGCAAAGAATTAAACGAATTATGCTTTTCAATTACAATCGAGGAAACAACAAAGAATCAGTAAATCGTGTATATTATAACATTTTAAAATCAAAATTTAACAAATGAATGTAACAGACAAAATCACAATAACAAACGAAGATAATATGTTATTGATGGCAAGATTTCCAGATAATCACTTTGACTTGGCAATTGTTGATCCGCCTTACGGAAATATTGATGCAATTGGCTTAACAGATAACAAAAAACAAAACAAACAAGCAACAAAAAGAAAAGGTTATCATTTATTTGAAAATATTGCTCCAGATAATAAATATTATTTAGAACTTGAAAGAATTTCAAAAAATCAAATTATTTGGGGCGGAAATTTTTTAGGTCTTTGCGGAGGTGTTATTGTTTGGAATAAAAACGGAACCGCATTTGGGGAGGGTGAAATTGCTATTTGCTCAACACATAAAAGCGTACAAATATTTGAATTTACTTGGAATGGAATGCTTCAAGGCGATATGAAAAACAAAGAAATAAGAATACACCCAACACAAAAGCCAGTTGCATTATATAAATGGATTCTTGACAAATACGCAAAGCCAGGCGACAAAATTCTTGACACACATCTTGGTTCTGGAAGTATTGCAATAGCGTGCCACGATTACGGATTTGAATTGACCGCTTGTGAACTTGATTCAGAATATTACGAAAAAGCGATTCAAAGAATTAAAAACCACACAAATCAAACTAAATTATTTTAATATGATTTTACGTGATTATCAAAACGACATCGTCATTAAAGGAAAATTGATTCTGAAGCAATTCGGAATTGTTTACCTGGCGATGGAAGTTCGAACTGGAAAAACCGCAACCGCTTTGACAATTGCAAAAGATTATAAGCGTGTTTTGTTTATTACAAAGAAAAAGGCTATTCAATCAATTTTAGACGATTTCAGCGCATTAAATTACAATTACGAACTTGTTGTCATAAACAATGAATCGTTGCATAAAATCGAAGGCAAATTCGATTTGATTATATCTGACGAACATCATAGAAACGGAACTTTTCCAAAACCGAATCTTTCAGCGAAATTCATAAAGAAAAATTTTTCACATTTGCCAATGATTTTTTTGTCTGGAACACCTTCGCCAGAATCTTATTCGCAATTGTTTCATCAATTTTGGGTTTCTGACAAATCACCATTTGCACAATATAAAAACTTCTATTCTTGGGCAAAAGATTTCGTAAATGTCAAAGAAAAAAACTTCGGTTACATAGTCAAAGATTATTCAGATGCAAAATTTTCTGACATAAATGCTTGTGTATCAAAATATTTTATTAAATTTACACAAAATGATGCTGGTTTTTCAACCAAAGTAAACGAAAACGTTCTTATTTGTACCTTAAAAGATAGTACATACAACATAATTAATAAACTTAAACGTGATTTGATTGTAATTGGCAAAGACGAAGAAATTGTTGCAGACACAAAAGTAAAGTTAATGCAAAAAATTCATCAATTGTCTTCTGGAACTATTATCTTTGAATCTGGAAACGGAAAAGTCATTGACGATTCAAAAGCACAATTCATAAAAGAAAAGTTTGAAGGTCAAAAAATTGGTATATTTTATAAATTCCAACAAGAATTGAACGCAATCAAATCTGTTTTTGGTGAAACAATTACAACGGATTTGAACGTGTTCAATTCAACCGACAAACATATTGCTTTGCAAATCGTTTCTGGTCGTGAGGGAATCAGTTTAAAAAACGCAGACGTTTTGATTTATTACAATATTGATTTTAGTGCGTTATCATATTGGCAAAGTAGGGACCGACTTACAACAATGGAACGCAAAACGAATGACATTTATTGGATATTTTCAGACAAAGGAATTGAACGTCAGATTTATAAACAAGTCATTGCAAAAAAAGATTATACATTGAATCATTTTATTAAAACAGAATTATGACACCAAAAGAAAAAGCGATTGAATTATATGATAATTTTTTTTTATTGCATCAAAGCGCAACAGATGAAAACGGAGTTTGGTTTATTAGTGCATTAAACAAAGGTTTGGCAAAAAAATGTGCATTGATAGAAGTAGATGATATATTGAAAGTTTTATGTACACCACATAAAAATGAATCTGAATATATGTATTGGCAAGAAGTTAAACAAGAAGTTGAAAATTTATAAATTAAAAACAATTAAAAATGGAACCAATTATTCACAATTTAAGAATTGAAAAAGCAAAAAACGGATATATCGTTTATACAAATGATAATCTTATAAATTTAAATTCACCACAAAAAGAACCGATTTATGTGTTTGAATCATTATCAACTTTGCAACAATTTCTTTATGAAAAATTTAACGTAATTTATTAAAAACAATTAAAATGAAAACATTAAAAATCGAAATCCCAAACGGATTTGAAATTGACAAAGACAATTCAACATTTGAACAAATCGTGTTCAAAGAAATTAAAAAACAACTTCCAAAAACTTGGGAAGACTTTATTTCATTTGACGGCTTTTATGTAAATTACAATTCAAATGTTTTAGAAACAAAAGAAAATAGTTGCAAAGAAGAAAACAAAAACATTTTTGCAACTGAAGAACAAGCAAAAGCATCAATCGCACTTGCACAACTTTCACAACTTCGTGAAGTGTATCGCAATGGTTGGGTTCCAGATTGGCTTGATGATAAATATAAATTTTGTATTGAATTATATGCAAATGAAATAAATAAAGACTATTATTATAGTCAAAATAATTTTCTTTCATTTCAAGACAAAGAAACAAGGGATTTATTTTTTGAAAATTTCAAAGATTTAATCGAACAAGCAAAACCTTTAATGTCTTAAATTATGATAAAAGTTTTAGAAATAATAATATCATTTTTTCAATATATTTTGAATCCTATTTTAAGACAATTCAATGTATTGTTAATTCAAAGATATATTTATCATTTTGATTATAAAACTTGTCAATCAAAAAAAATAGGTTTTGAAATTAAATTTGTTAAAATTAAAAGAATTGACAAAAAAAAATTTTTTTGTAAAACAATAAGTGAAAAAATAATCTATAAAAAACAATTATAATGACACCACAAAACAAAGCAATTAAAATTTACAATCAATTCAAATTTGAAACCGCAAACGAAGACGTCAATAAAATGCTTGAAGACATTGCGTTCTTTTCTTGCAAAATTTTCATCAACGAAATTCTAAAAAATTGCTCAATCAAAAAGAAAACGTACTGGCAACAAGTGAACAAATTCATTTTGGAACATTACACAAACAAAATTTTAAATGTTAGAATCAAACATACAGAAGAAAATAATTCAGAGGTATAAAGACGACGGCTGGATTGTTGTCAAACTTATCAAAACAAATACAAACGGCATTCCAGATTTGATGTGTCTTAAAAATAACGAAACAATTTTCATTGAAGTCAAACGACCAGGCGGAAAACTATCTGAACTTCAAAAGCATAGAATCAAACAATTAGAAAACGAACAATTCAAAGTTTTAGTGTTATATGAATAGTAGTATTATCAACGAAGACGGATCAGTCAATCAAAAGATTTTTGAAATAGAAGGATTGAAACTTGAATTTGTTGCAACCGAAGAAGGTATTTCATACAAAGCAATCGATGCAATTGATACAATATTGAATCATAACACTGGCAAGAAAACAAAATGGCATAGACTTAAATTAAAACAATTTTATGATTCTCGATATATTAGCAAAACGACATAACGAATGGATCAAACTTGCAAACAAAATTTGCAAGAATCCAGAACGTTCAAAAGACTTGGTCCAGGATATGTATATTCGAATCTATAATTCGGGGAAAACAATCGACCAAATAAATGAATGTTATATCTACTTCATTATGCGAAATCAGTTTTATAACGAAATCAAAAAAGAAAAAGAAACCATTTTGATTGATGACTTTTCAAACATCGAAATATTTGCTGAAGATTACGACAAACAAAAAGACGAAATACTTTCAATTTTAGAAAAAGAACGTCAGAAATTATCCTGGTACGAAAAACAAATAATTGATTTAACAACAGAATTTGGACAACGTGAACTTTCACGTCAAACTGGAATCCATATTCAAACAATACACAACACAACAAAAAAAATAAAAAACAAATTATGGCAAAGCGTAGAAAAAAAATCGAAGGACTTGGGGACATAGTCGAGCAAGTTACAACTGCAACTGGAATCAAAGCAATCGTAGGCGAATGCGAAGATTGTGATGAACGTAAATTTTTATTGAATAGAATATTTCCATTCAAGCGAGTAAAAAAAACAATGACAGATGAACACAAAGCACAATTTGAAGTGTTCTTGTCTGAATGCGGAAATCGTGTTTTAGAAAATCGAATTACAGATATTACAAATCACGTTCCGTTTTTAAATGAATTATACAAAGAATATTTCGGAATAACAATCGAAGTTTGCGAATCGTGTTCAAACATTCACAAAGCAATCATTCGTGATTTAAATAAGTTATATGCCAACTCGTAACACAAACGAAAGCGAAGACAATTTCATTTCACGTTGTATGTCAGACGAACAAATGAAATCTGAATTTCCAGATGAAACACAAAGATTTGCGGTTTGTCAAACCAAACTTGCAACAGAAATTGTTTCATTTGATTACGATGGTACACTTTCAACAGACAAAGGAAAAGAACTTGCAAAAGATTTAATTTCAAAAGGTGTTGAAGTTATTATAATAACCGCAAGAAATTCAAACGAAGACAATTCAGACGTTGAATCAACTGCAAAGAAACTTGGTATCAATAAAATCGTTTACACAAACCAACGTGATAAATGGTCGTTTATAATCAAAGAAAAAGTTTCTATTCATTATGATAACAATCAAGAACAAATCGACAAAATAAACGAAAAGACAAAAGCAAAAGGAATTTTGTTTGTAAATTGATAAATATAATTATATTAATTTTATGCAACAAGAAGAACAAGAAATTCAAAGCGGAAAAGGTATAAAAGGATTCCAAAAAGGACACAAAGGTTTCAAGCCAAAAGGTGTAACACACGCAATGACAATTGAAGCAAGGGAACTTTTTATCTTGACACTTGAATCGCAAGTTCCAAACATACAACAAGCATTTGCCGAAGTACTTGAAAAAGATCCAGCAAGATACTTGGATTTGTTTTCGAAGTATGCACAATATTTCATTCCGAAGAAAGTTGAATCTGAAGTGAACTTCAATATTGAAAAACCAATCTTTAAACAATTAGAACTCGATGTCATTTCAAACGACGACGGCACAAAGTAAAATTGCCAGATTAAGAAAACGGATTCGAATCGTTCAAGGCGGAACATCGTCTTCGAAAACTTTTTCGATTATACCTTTGTTGATTTCGTATGCAATTGAAAATCCAATGTCGGAAATTTCAATCGTGTCGGAATCAATTCCGCATTTGAAACGTGGTGCAATAAAAGACTTTCAAAAGATTATGATTCTTTGCGATTTATACAAAGATTCGCAATTCAATAAATCAGATTTAAAGTATCGTTTCAAGAATGGTTCTTACATTGAATTTTTTAGCGTGGACCAGCCAGACAAATTGCGAGGCGCAAGACGTGATATTCTATTCGTAAACGAATGCAACAATATAGACTTTGAATCATACCAACAATTGTCAGTTCGTACAAAGAAATTTATTTATTTAGATTACAATCCAACAAATGAATTTTGGGTTCATACTGAATTAATGAATGACATCGACACAGACTTCGTTGTATTGACTTACAAAGACAATGAAGCGCTTGACGTGGCAATTGTCAAAGAAATTGAAAAGGCACGTGAAAAAGCAAAGACGTCATCGTATTGGGAAAACTGGTGGAAGGTTTACGGACTTGGACAACTTGGTTCGCTTGAAGGTGTCATATTTAATAATTGGCAAATCATTGACAACATTCCAACTGAAGCAACTTTACTTGGGTTCGGTCTTGACTTCGGTTTCTCAAACGATCCATCGTCTTTGATTGCGGTGTTTCAATGGAATGATAAAATCATTTGCGACGAACGAATATATGCAACTGGTTTACTCAATACAGATATAATTCGATTAATGAACCAGGACAAGCGACTTCCTATTTGGGCAGATTCAGCAGAACCAAAATCAATTGAAGAAATTCGTCGTTCGGGTTTCAATATCAAATCAGTTGAAAAAGGAAAAGATTCAATTGTGTACGGAATTAGCGTTTTGCAAGACAAAGACATTCTTGTTACAAAGTCAAGTGTCAATCTTATAAAAGAATTACGTTCGTATTCTTGGGACACCGACAAAGCGGGAAAGAAATTGAATAAACCAATTGACGACTTCAACCACGCAATTGACGCTTTGCGATATTTCGCAATGATGCACTTCAAGAATAGCAATCGACGTTTCAAAATCACTTAATAAATTGCAACCTTAATCGGTTGCTTTTTTTTTGTATATGACGCAAAGACGATGACGCAAGACAGAAATCCCTTATTAACCATTTACTATAAGAACTTTTTTGATGCCCTCACGAAAAAGTTGAAATTTTGCGTCTTTGCGTCTAATTGAATTTAACTTATTTTAAAGAAGTCAATAATACCAACGTTTGACAAAGATAAATAATATAAAAACAATTAGACGATGATGTTTTATTTGCGTCTGTTATCAACAATTTGCGTCTTTTATCAACACGTTTGCGTCTTTTTTTTATACTATTTTAAAGATTTGGTCGAATAATCAAATCAATAAAGAATAATAATATAGAAATAGAATGCTTATTTAGAATGATTCTAAATAAGAAATAAAAAAACAATATTGGTTTTTGTTGTTATATTAATATGAGAATCACTATACCAACACAATTAAGCGAAATCACCTTGAATCAGTATTTAAGGTTTTCAAAAACATTGCAAGACAATCCAGATGACGAAACATTCGTTGCGATTCAGATGGTGTCAATATTTTGCAAATTGAACATTGAACAAGTTATGCAAATACCAGTGTATGACTTTGAGGAAATCATTCAGCAATTGTCTGAAGTATTAAAACAGAAACCAACACTTGTCAGACAATTCAAATTGAATGGTGTGAAATACGGATTCGTTCCAAACTTTGACGAAGAATCAATCGGAACGTTTTCATATATTGACACGTTAATTGGAAACGAAGACAACTGGACAAAGTTAATGTCGGCAATGTATCGACCAATAACAAAGTCGTTAGGTAATATGTACGAAATTGAAAAGTTTCAAGGCGACAAATTCGCTGAAGAATTTGCCAATATAAAAATGGATTGCGTAATCGGTTCGCTGGTTTTTTTTTGGAGTTTAAAAATAGAATTATTGAACAATATTCTCGACTATTCAACAAAGATTCTTACAACGACGGACAATTCGCAAGTGGCGGATCTTTTTCAGAAGTCTGGGGTTGGTACCATTCAATTGTCAGACTTGCAAAAGGAAATATCTTTGATATTGAACGAGCAGAATCAATCAATATCCATAATGCGCTTACCTTCCTTTTGTATTTAAAAGAATCGGAAATTGAAGAACAAAAAAGAGTAAAAACAAATTTTGAAAAATGAAAGAATTTTACGACGTAGTCGCTTACTTAAAACAATTGCTTGAATCAAATCCTTTGGTTCATACAATTACACACGGAACACCAGACTTGATTGATATTGATAAAAAAAATATCTATCCATTAGCGCACTTAAACGTAATTTCTTCAAACGTTCAACCTGGTGTGGTTGTGTTTAGTTTTGAGGTTACAATATTAGACATTCGAAACGTTTCAAAAGTTCAAGTGCAAGACAAGTTTCTTGGCAATGACAACGAACTTGACAATCTTAATACGTGCCACGCAATTTTGAATTATGTAGTTACAAAAATGAAATTGCAAAACAATGATTTTGATATTGAACTATTGAACGAACCACAATTCGAACCGATGCTTTTAAAATTTTCAAATCAACTTGACGGCTGGCGCACAACTTTAGATTTGGCGATTGCTAACAATGTTTTTGTTTGTTAAAAAGATGGAACAAAAAGAAGTCAAAAAAACGTTTGAAGAATTTGGGAACTATGTAATTGAAAAAGCAAAGTCAAATTTAAAAAAAGACGGAAAAAATGCGTCTGGCAAATTATATGATTCGTTAGAATTTGAATTTAAACAAAACGCAAATTCAATTGAATTTGATTTCTATGCTGAAGACTATTGGAAATTTGTTGATAAGGGTGTCAAAGGAAAAACGAGTTCGGCAAAAGCGCCAAATTCGCCATATCAATTTGGAAGTGGAACTGGAAAAAAAGGCGGACTTCGTGCATCGATTGACAAGTGGGTAATTCGAAAAGGATTGACAAATACAAGAAACGAAAAAGGTCAATTCATAAATCGTAAACAAATGGTGTCAATGATTTCGTCAGCGATTTACAATCGAGGTTTACGGACAACTGAATTTTTTAGCAAACCATTTGATGAAGCGTTTAAAAAATTACCAGATGAAATTCTTGAAGCATACGGACAAGACTTAAATAAATTTTTAATAAAAGAATTAGAATAATGAAAAAAATATTTGTGCGTTCACCTTACACAATCGCAATTGACGAAGTTGGACAAATCGGTTCACGTGTTGAATTATTTATTTGGAACGCAAATATTGCTGAACCAACAACACCGACATATACAATGTCGAAAAAAATTGTTTCAGTAACACAAACAGAAAACGTTTACAATATTGCAAACAAATGCGTTGAATTTATAAACGAAATAAATCCGATTTCAACTTCAGTTGTTGCTTTGGAATCATTTAAGAATTGGTGTTATGCAAAAGTAAAAAGATACAAAGAAACTTCAACAAATGTATATGAATTAATTGACGAAGAATCATTCGTTTGTTTTGATGGTTACACTTCGGCTTTATATGGTGCGAATCAATTTGATGATTCTGAATATATTACACTATTCAATCCAGATATAAAAATTTACAAAAAAGAAGGTCAAGGCGGTTATGTAAATGTTTGGCTTGACGAATTAGAAACTGGGAATTGGTTATATGAAAATTCAGAATTTGGAACAACAACCATTGAAAGTACTGGTTCACTTTATAAATTGCCGTTTTTAGAAGACGGACAATATACACTTTATAAAGTAACAAATCAAATTCGTAAAAGATTTAGTTTTATTATTGAATCAATTTGTGAGCCAAAATATACACCGATTGTTTGTTCGTTTATTAATCGATTTGGCGGTTGGTCGTTCTTGACATTTTTCAAAGCGCATCAAAAATCAATTGACGTAAAAAGTTCGACGTTTAATTTAATGCCAGAATCTTGGGACTACAATACTTTTGTTGGTTCGAATAAACAATTCAATTTCAACGGAACGCAAAAAATAACTTGCAATACTGGCTGGGTTGATGAAAATTATTTCGAATTGATTCAAGATTTACTTGTTTCACAAGTTATATTGCTTGACGACATTCCAGTTGTTTGCAAATCAACATCGAGCGAACAAAAAACGCAATTGAAAGACAAGAATATAAACTACACAATAAATTTTGAATATAATTTCAACCTTATAAACGACGTGATTTAATGCTTGTAAAATTATACATATATCAAGACGCAACAATTTATTCTCAATCTGGAATAACCGCTGACAATTCAATTGTTACTTCAGACGATACGAGTATAACCGCAGACGAAACAATTTCTTTGATTCCTTCAATTTCAAGGATTGCAATTCCTATTGATTTATTTGACGATGAAATTATCAATTTAACTTCTTCAATTCAGAATATAAACGACATTTCGAAAGTCTTTACAGATTACACGCAATCATTTACAATTCCAGCGTCAAAAAAGAACAATGAAACGTTTCGTCATTGGTACGAAAACGAACTTGACAACGGATTCAATCAATTACTTCGTTATGACGGATTCATTGAAATTGACAACGAAATTTTTCGTGTTGGAAAATGGCAATTGGAAAGTGCATCGGTAAAACAAAATAAAATAGAAAATTATAAGATTACTTTTTATGGTGTTCTAACTTCATTGACTGACAAATTTAGAGAAGACAAATTGCGGGATTTGGAAACTTTAAACGATTACACAATTGAATATTCTGGTTCAAATGTTCAAACAAGTGTTCAAACAAATACTGACGAAAACATTTCATTTCCTTTAATTTCGAGTAGTAGAGTTTGGCAATATGGCGGTGGCGGTGTGAATGACATTTCAAATAGTGCAACACCAATTTTTTACAACGAATTATTTCCAGCGATTAAAATCGCAAGAATATTTGACGCAATCGAATTAAAATACAACGTTTCTTTTCAAGGAAATTTCTTGACACAATCAAGATTTACACAAGCGTATTTGTGGCTTAAAAATAAAGAAACTTTTGCGCCAACTTCATCACCAGTTCGTGTTGATTTTTCAACAATTGTACAAGATAACGGAAATATAACATTTGACACTTTAAACAATAGTTATGAAGTTAGTATTGGCGATGTATCACAAGCAACTGCGGTCATTACTTTTTCAGCGTCTTTGTCTGTAAGTAGTACCTGGATTGTTACACTTTTTAAAGACAATCAATTTTATTTCAATCAAAGTGGAACGGGAACAAACATAAATATAAATTTACCAAATGAAGTTGGAACATATTATTTGACTATTCAAACAAGTTCTTCTTGTACATATTATTCAGACGTAACAAGTTTTTATCAAATGTGGGATTTTTATATTAATGAATATCAATGGATTCCTTATATTTCACAAGGAACTGGAAGTGGAAACACAAATTCACAACTTGATTTGACGCAATATGTACCAGATATGAAAGTATCTGACTTTGTTTCTTCGATTTTAAAAATGTTCAATTTAACCGCTTTTTCTGAAAACGAATCAGTTTACACTTTAGAACAAATTGAAAATTGGTATTATCAAGGACAAATCAAAAATTTAACACAATACACGACGACAGATTTGGAATTTGAAAGAATAAAACCATATAAGAAAATCAATTTCGAATATGAAAAATCTGAAAGTTTTATGAATCGTGCGTTTTTTGATATTAATGCGAGGGAGTTTGGTAATTTAAGTTATGTATTTAACACAGACGGAAACGACTATACAATCAAACTTCCGTTTGAAAATTTACTATTCAACAAATTCACTGGAATCAATTTGCAAGTTGGCTATTCAATAAATAAAACGTTTCAGACTTACATTCCAAAACCAGTAATTTTGTATAAACTTGGCAATGTTTCAAGTGGTGATTTTAAATTCAATAACGGATCAACAACAACAACGATTTTAAATTACAATGTTTTCGGTCAAGACGTAAATTATCAAAATGAAAAGCATTCTTCAAACTGGGGTATTGAAATAAGTTCGTACTATTTAAACACGATTACAAATTCATTGTTTCAAGATTATTATTTTGCTTATTTGAACAATTTATATTCACTTAAATCAAGAATGGTAAAAGTTCAAATGCGTTTGCCTTATTCTGAATTATTATCTTTAAAATTGAACGACAGAATTGTGATTCGTGATAAAAGATATATCATAAATCAATTTACAACAAATTTAAAAACGTTTGAAGTTCAACTTGAATTGATTCAAGATTTTAGAAGTATAAATTTTAATAATTCACTTGGAAGAACAATAAATTCATCGGCTCAAACTTTACGATTTGACACGACATCAAACGAACCTTTGACGTGGACAATTCAACAAGACATCAACGGACAAATAATTTCAATAAATGATTTTGATTCTTACGTTGAAGTAGAAACAAAAGAAAATTTCACTGGAGTTGATTTGTTTTATAGTATAATATCAAATGAAAATGACATAATCGTAATCACACAAAATGGATAATTTACAACAATTACTGAAATTGGCACAAGATTTTGAACAAAACGAAATCATTGCAAGTGCAAAGGGGAAATATCAATTTCCGAAAACATTAAAACAAATAATTAAAAAAGCGAAAGAATGGCAATTGAAAAGGTAATTGACGTAAAGATACAAAGTGAACAAGCCGAAGGGGCGGTCAAATCTTTAAAACAACAATTTAAAGAGGCACAAAACGAAGTCAATGAATTGAGCGCAAAATTTGGCGCGACATCTGAACAAGCGGTCAATGCCGCAAAAAAAGCGTCGCAATTAAAAGACGCAATCGGTGACGCCAAATCTTTGACAGACGCATTCAATCCAGATGCAAAATTCAAAGCATTAAGTTCTTCATTGGCTGGTGTTGTTGGTGGATTTGCAGCCGTTCAAGGTGCAATGGGGCTTGTTGGTGTTGAATCAGATGAAGTTGAAAAAACACTTTTAAAAGTTCAAAGCGCAATGGCTTTGTCGCAAGGTTTACAAACTATTGGCGAAAGTGTTGATTCATTCAAGCAATTAAGTGCGGTAATTAAATCAACAACTATTTTTCAAAAAATAGCAACTGCCGCACAATGGCTTTGGAATGCGGCAATGTCAGCAAATCCAATTGGTGCGATTGTTGTAGCAATCACCGCACTTATTGTTGGTGGTTACGCATTGATAAAAATGTTCAGTGAAAGTTCAGACGCAAACGAAAAATCAGCCGCATCAATAAAAGCAAATACAAAAGCGCTTGAAAATCAATCAAAACAAGCGCAAAAAAGCGCAACAAAATTACAAGATTATAACAAATACCAATATGATTTAGCAAAAGCCAGTGGCGCAAGTTCTGAACAATTAAGAAAATTGGCTTTAAAACATAAAGACGAAGAAATTGCATTGAATCAAAAAAATGCAATGTTAGCACGTTCAACATTTTTACGTGAACGTGATACTTTGGCGTCATTAAAAAATTCAGATGCTTCAGACGAAGTCATCAAGGCACAAGAAAAATTGACTCAAGATAGTTACAAAGAACTTTCAAAACAAAGAGATAATTATTATAAATCAAAAGAAGAAAAGGTTGCACTTATTAGACAACAAAATGTAGAAATAAAAACCGAACAAACAAACGCAAATAAAACCGCAAACGAAAAAGCAAAAGAGGCAAACGAAAACGCAAAAGAAAGAGCAAAAGAGGCAAAAGAAGAAAGACAAAAAGATTTTCAAGAATCATTGAAAGATGAAGAATTGTCTTTTGAAGAAAAAAGAAAATTAATAAACAAATCAACTTTGTTTGATGCTGAAGAAAAAAAGAAACTTTTAAAAGAAATTGACAAAGAAGAAAAAGAGAAAAAGAAAGAAATTGCAGAAAAAGAAAAACAAGAACTTCAAAAACAAAAAGACGCTTTAAAAGCAATTGAAGAAAAAACTGCAAATGAAATTGAAGACTTAAAAGCGAAAACGGATCGTGAAAAATTAGAATTACAAAAGCAACGTGATTTGGAAGAATTAGACAACGTCAAATTGTCTGAAGAAGAAAAAGCAAAAGCACGTTTGGAAATTTTAGAAAAGTACAGAATAAAAGGCGAAGAACTTAACGCAATTGAAGCGGAAAAGAAAACGACAACTGACATTGAAAAAAAGCAAAAAGAACTTGAAAACCAGACTTTAAGTTTTGACGAAAGACGTGCAATTCTTGACGAACAAAATGCAATCATAACTGAAGGCGATTTCAAGACTGAAGAAGAACGCACAAAAGCAAAAGAGGCAAACGCAAAAGCAAGAATTGAAATTGACAAACTTGAAGGAAAAGCGAAAATTGATGCTATGGACGCAGTCGCTTCAACTTTGTCTGGTGCATCTGAATTACTTGGAAAAGAAACTGCGGCTGGAAAAGCGATGGCGGTTGCGAGTACAACGATTTCGACAATTAGTTCGGCACAAAAAGCGTATGAATCGACAATCGGAATTCCTTTTGTTGGTCCCGTTCTTGCGCCAATAAACGCTGGACTTGCAATTGCTGGTGGTATTATGAACGTTAAAAAGATTTTATCAGTTCAAGTTCCTGGCGGTGGTGGTGGCGGTTCAGCGCCTTCGATTTCATCAAGTGCGACTGCTGGTGCAACTTCAGCGCCACAATTTAACGTTGTCGGAAACGCTGGCACAAATCAACTTGCGTCAAGTTTAGGAAGTGCAATGCAACAAAATCCAGTACAAGCGTATGTGGTTGCTAACGACGTAACAACTGCGCAATCGATGAATAGAAATATCATTCAAAACGCATCACTTGGATAAAAAGTTTATAACAAAATAACAAATTTTAATTATTATTATATGGAAACATTCGAAGTAATTTTCAACGAAGGACAGACAGACGGAGTTTTTGGGATTTCATTAGTAGAAACACCAGCCACAGACGCACAATTCATTGCATTAAATAAACAAAAGAAAATTTCATTATCAACTATTGATTCAGAAAAAAGACTTTTACTTGGTGCGGTATTAGTTCCAGATTTGGAAATTTACAGAAATCAAAATGGACACGAATTTTTTATAAAGTTTTCAAAAGAAACGATTCGCAAATCGATGGAAAACTTTTTCAAAATGTCGTATCAACAAAATTCATCATTAGAACACGACAAAGAAATTGAAGGTGTTACTTTTGTTGAATCTTGGATCAAAGAAGACGACGTTCACGACAAGTCAGTTCAATACGGAATGAACGAACCAGTTGGCACTTGGTATGCAACTATGAAAGTTGATAACGAAGACATTTGGACAAATTACGTAAAGACTGGACAAGTGAAAGGATTTTCAATTGATGGAATGTTCGATTTGGAAAAAATCAATTTAACACAAACAAATATGAATTTAACTGAACAAATTACAAATGCAATCAAATCTGGATTTGATGCAATTTTGAATAAGACTGAAAATGTCGAAATCAAAATGGCACAAATAAAGTTGATTGATGGTGTTACAATTTTAGAGGCAGAATCTTTTGAACCAGGACAAGCGGTTTTTATCGTTGCAGAAAATGGGGATTTAATTCCAGCGCCAATTGGTGAACACGAACTTGAAGACAACACAATTCTTGTAATTGTTGAAGAAGGCATCATTGCTGAAATCAAAGTAAAAGAAGAAGAAGTTGCAACTGAAGAAGTTGTTGTTGAAGAAGAAGTTGCAATGTCTGACGACGCAACAGAAACTTTGACAAACTTAATCAAAGAAATGATGATGCAATTTTCAAAACAAGTTGCAACTGAAATTGAAACAATCAAAGGTGATTTTTCAAAACAAATTGAGGAATTAAAACTTTCAAAAGAAGTAACACCTTCAGTAAAATTCACACCAGAAACAACACAAGTTGTTGAAGTGAATTTAACAAAAAAACAAAGAATTTTAAAAAACGTAAAAAACTTAAATAACTAAAAATGGCTACAACTACAACAGTAACATCAAATTACAACGGAAAAGCGGCTGGTGCAATCATCGGTCAAGCATTCAAAGAAATTGACACTATTTCAAAAGGAATTGTAACAATTGCTGAAGACGTAAACTTCAAATTATCATTAAGAAAAATTCAGTACACAAACGGAACAACTGCATATTCTTGCGGATTCACACCAGCGGGTGCAATGGTTTTAAACGAAAACACTTTAGAACCTAAAAAATTCAAAAACGATTTAGACGTTTGCAAGGAAGATTTCCGAGCAACTTGGTCTGACGGAATTATGGGTGCAAGTGCATCAAATCCAAACGCACCAGCTGACATAATGGAGGCATTACAAATGGAAGTTTTAGGCGCAATGGCTGAGAAATTAGAAACAGACATTTGGCAAGGTTCTGACGCAAACGCTGACGAATTTGACGGATTCATCACTTTATGGACTGCTGACGCAGACATTATCAAAGGCGGAAACGGATTGACAAATCCAAGTGCGGTTGTATCTGAATCAAACGTTTTAGATGCTTATTTAAAACCAGCATTGAATGCGGTTCCTTACGCTTTAAGACGTAAAGAATTAGTTGTTGCGGTTTCACCAGACGTTGCGCAAATGTATGCTTTCAAATTAGCAACTGCGGGTGTAACTAACGGATTAGGAAATACAGATTTCGCTTTATCAATTGGTCGTTATGCAATCGAGGTTGTGAACGGATTACCAGACAACACGGTGGCTGTTTTCGAAAGAAAAAATCTTGTTTTCGGTACTGGTTTACTTGCTGACTACAATACTTTCACATTAGTTGATGAAGATTCAATCGGATTATTAACTGGAAAAGTACGTGGAAAAGTTGTTTATTCAGCGGGTGTTGGATATTACAATCCAAGTGAAATCGTTTGGCTAACTTACGAAGCATAATTCACAAAAAATAAAAACCGACATTTGAAAAAGTGTCGGTTAATTAACTAATTTTAAAAAAAAAAAATATGTCTTGTTTAGTTTCAAAAGGGAAATTACTTAATTGTAAAGACCAAAAAGGCGGAATCAAATCTATTTATTTCGCAAATGGAACTGCTGACGATTTCGCATTCGTAATCACTGCGCATCAATTGACTTCATTGGGAACTTTAGACGAAGTTTTCAAATACGAAGTAAAAGCAACAACAAACACATTGACTGAAACTGGAACTTCATCTGAAGACAACGGAACATTCTTTGTTGCTCAAGCATTAGCGATTACATTGCCAAAATTATCGGCAGATTTACAAGCACAAGCACAATTGATTTGTGCTGGAAGACCAAGCGTTTTTGTTGAAGACTACAACGGAAACATTGTTCTTGTAGGTGCTTACAATGGTACTATGTCTAATATGACAAAGGTAACGGGCGGAGCCTCTGGCGACTTGTCTGGATTTACACTTGCAATCAATGCTGAAGAAAAAGACAATTCACCTTTCTTGGATTCAGCAATGAAAACCGCTTTAAAATTATTAGTATCTGACGTGGTGGTTTCATAAAAATCGGATTTTAATTGTTGAAAAAACGCATTACATTTATTTGTAGTGCGTTTTTTTTGTTACAAACAAATAAAAATTTGTTCTTTTAATATGGTAGTATTCAATCCGACAGACGAAATTCATTCTTTGCGTTGCATTCCGAGAAATCATTCGGAAGTTGTATTGCTAAAATTACGCAATGAATTAAAAGATACAACAGAAACATTCGAAATTCCAGCACTTCAGTACAATTCTTATATGGTTTTAGAATTTGAAAAGGTATTTGTTGAAGGCGAAAGTTCGGAAATACAAATATTTGATTCAATTTCAAATGAATTGTTGTATCGTGGCAAATCTTATGCAACATCGCAAACAGATTTGGAAAATTACAAACTAACAAAAGGCGCTTTAAAAGTATAAAATGGATAACAATTTACAAATATTTCAATTATCGAATTACACAAGACCAGAAATCAAAGAAGTTTCTGGCAAAAAGTGGGTTTTAAATGGTGATAAAAATCAATTTTATTACGATATTATTGACGCTTACAACGGATCGCCAACAAATTCAGCGATTATTGATTCTTATTCGCAATTTATTTACGGAAAAGGATTGACATCAAAAGACAAAGTTTCAAAAGCGAGTGCGTGGGCGTCTGTTATGTCTATGCTTTCAAAATCAGATTTGCGAAAAGTTTGTAAAGATTTTGAAATGTTTGGTGAAGCGTCTTTGGAATTGAAATATCTTGACAATAAATTGCAAAAAATTTATCATATTGCAAAACAATGTATTGCGCCAGAAATTGCAGACGAAAACGGGGAAATAAGCGGATATTATTTTTCGTATGATTTTAGAAATGTAAACAAATACAGACCAGAACGTTTTGACGCTTTTGGATATGGCGAACCAACACGAGGTGAACGAAGTGAAATTTTTATTATTTCAGATTACCAGGTCGGACAATTTTATTATAAAAATCCAAGTTATATTTCTGGACTTCCATATTCAATGATGGAATCTGAAATTGCAAACTATTGTATAAATCACATTCAAAACGGATTGTCATTTGGACACGTTATCAATATGAATACGGGTGTTCAATTGTCTGAGGAAGAAATAATGCAAAACACCGCACAAATCAAAAATCATTTGACTGGTTCTGGTAATGCTGGAAAATTCTTTTTGAATTGGAACGACAACAAAGATTCTGAAATTACAATCACACCACTTGAAGTTAGCGATGCGCATCAACAATACCAGTTTTTAAGTGCTGAATCACGTCAGCAAATTATGACATCACACAAATTGACTTCTGGTTTGATTGTTGGTGTTGGTGCATCAAGTGGATTTTCTTCAAATGCTGACGAATTAGAAGTTGCGTTCAATGAATTAATGATAAACGTTATAAAACCAAAACAAGAAATTATTCTTGATGGTTTAATGGAAATTTTCGCAAGTCAAAAAATCGCAATTGATTTGTCATTTATATCACTTCGAGCATCTGACATTGTTTCACAAGACAATGTTCAATCCGAAGTTATTGAAACAAATCTTTCATATAATGAAACACAAATATCAAGTGCAATTGACATTATTGCAAAAGTAAAAGAAGGAATTTTGACACAAGAACAAGCAATTGTTTTCTTGGTTCAATTTTTATCATTACCAGCGGAAGTTGCGCAATCAATGTTCACAAATCAAGTTGCACCAATTACACAATTATCACAACAAATTTGTTGTTCAAAAGATAAAATAAACGAAGACGAAGAAATTATTTTAAATCAAATCGCTGAAAGTTTGATTGAACTTGGCGAAGACGAAGACTTGGAAAATTTCGAAGTAATTGACGAACGCAAACAAGAAAACGTTCCAGCAATTACAGAATTGACTTTAAAATTGGCAAGTGTTCCGACATCGTTTCCAAATGTAACAAGCGAACAAGATAATGACTTGTTTAAAATTCGTTATCAATATGCGCCTTTGAATGCTGGTGCAAATTCACGTGAATTTTGTCGTAAAATGGTAAACGCTTCAAAAGTTTATAGAAAAGAAGACGTTTTATTTGCAAGTCAAAATCCAGCAATCAATCCAGGTTTTGGACCAAATGGCGCAGACACTTACAATTTGTTTTTATACAAAGGTGGTGTCAATTGCTCACATTTTTGGATGCGAAAAATTTATTTGAAAAGAAACAACAAATCAATTTCAGTAAATGAAGCGCAAAGAATTATAAACGAATTAGAACCAAGTGAGCGTGCTGGTGCAAGAATTGAAACAAATCCAATTGAAGTGGCGCAAGTTGCTGAATCGTCAAACAATTACTGGAGTTTAGATCCAAATTATAGAAAATAAGATGACAACAATACTTTTAAAAGAAAATCAACTTACAAAAAACACGCCTTTGGGCGGTAATATTGACGTGGACAAATACGTTCTTGCAATTGCAGACTTTCAACGTATTAGAGTTGAAGAAGTTTTGGGCGAAACGTTATACAATAAAATTTGCGAAGACTTTGACAACGACGATTTGGTTGATGACTATTTGATTTTATACGAAAATTATTTAGTTCCTTATATCATTCACGGATCGGCAATGGAATATTTGCTTTTTGGTGCATATCAAATCAATAATGGCGGAATCACAAAGCACAATCCAGCGGATTCAACGTCAATTGAAAAAACTGAAATTGATTATCTTGTAAACCAACAAAGAATGAAGATGGAAGTTTACGAATCACGTTTGGAACGTTGGCTTTGTAAAAATCATTTGCCAGAATATGTTTCAAATTCAAACAATATTGTGAATCCAATAAAATCAAAGTTAGTTTGTGGAAAATGGTACTTACAAAACCCGTATTAATATGCGAAAAGTGGATAAAAGAACTGAAGAAAATATCAAAAAAATTAAACTATTTTTAAAAAATGCAAACATTATTAAACGGAGTAACGACAGAAACAACTTCATCGACAATAAACGTTGAAGGACTTCATACAATAACTTGCAACGGATTGATTGATTACAAACAAAGATTGAATTTTTACATTAGTGTAGATAATCAAAATTTTGTAATGTTTAAAAGTGTAGATTTAAAAGAAAATGTTTTCAATATTTACGTGGGTAGTTCAAAAATTTATGTAAAATTTGAAAGTCAATTAACAGAAAATGAACCAATTTTCGTAAAAGTTAGTTAATGGATATATTTTTTAAAATTTCAATGTCAATTTTTGACACAATAAAAATAATAAAAGAAAAAGTTTCAGACATAATTGATTCATCAACTACTAAAATAACAACAGACAACACAAATATAACAACAGATTTATGGCAATTCAAAATATAAATGTAGGTGCAACCGCAAATGACGGAAATGGTGATCCGTTAAGAAGTGCATTCATAAAATGTAATGATAATTTTGACGATTTAGACACGACAAAACAAGACACACTTGTTTCTGGTACGAATATCAAAACATTAGAAGGACAATCTTTGCTTGGTTCTGGCAATATTGATTTAACGAAATCAGATGTTGGACTTGGAAACGTTGATAATACTTCAGACGTAAACAAACCAATTTCAAGTGCGACGCAAACCGCTTTGAATGCCAAACAAGACACACTTGTTTCGGGTACGAATATCAAAACTATAAATTCAACGTCTTTATTGGGTAGTGGTAACGTTTCAGTTCAACCAACTTTGGTGAGTGGTACGAATATCAAAACTATAAACGGAAATACTATTTTAGGAAGTGGCGATTTGGTTGTTGGTGGAACGACACCAACTTTGCAAGAAGTTACAGATGAAGGAAATTCAACTACAAATCCAATTTATTTTAACGGAACAATACCAATTTACGGAGAAAATAATTCTTCTTTTTTAGGTTCTGAAAATTTACCTAATGGAAATAGTTATGCTTCAGCAAGTGATGAAACAAGTATCGGGGTTTATGATACTAATCAGGGTGCTTTTGAAACTGGTTTTTATTCAAAAAGAAATATTTTCTCTGAAAGTAGTGTTTCAAATATAATTTTAAGTGTTAGCCAGGCACATACTTCAATTTATTTCACTATTGTTGCAAAAAATTTAACCGCTTCAAAATACTATACTATAAATGGATTTGTTACAATTGATTGGGCAAATGAAACTTATAAATATAGAATGATTAACACAAATACAAACGTATTTGATGACGCAGATTTTTTACTATTCAATATTGTATTTGGTTTTAATTCTACACAATTTGAAATAAAAGCAGATAACCAATCAACAAATAATTTTTACCTTAATATTAATGCAAATATTTTATAATTATGCCACAAACAACAATAAATGTATATGACAGAAATACAATCGAAACTGAAAAAGTTAAGGGTTGGGAAATGTGCCGAGTTTTTAAAGCGAGTGTTTTAAATTCAGCACCAGATGCAGACACAACTATTTCAATAGGTACTGGTGCAAATTATATACAAGAATTTACACAAACTTTGGCATCTAATTACAAAGGCACAAATAAATTTGATTTAAGTAAATTAAACGATTTTAATTCTTTTCGTATAACTGCGCAAGGGGCTATTTCTTTAGATGGGCAAAATTTTCAAATAGGTTTTAAATTGCTTGATGATAGTTATACCAATATTGATGTAGTTACACCAAATTACGGAAATGGACACGAAGTTTATAATCACCCTGGCGGATATTGGGTTGATTGGTATTTGGATATTGATGTAACATATTATAAAAATGCTGGCGGATACCATTCGCTTATTATTAATGGAAATTATAAACATTCTAACGATAGACACCCACCAAAAATTGATGTGAGTTTAGTTCCAATTTGTGGAATTATTGACAATATTTCTCAAAATAATGTATATTTTGATTTGGTTTCTGTTGATATACCATTCAATTGTTATTTAAAGAAAGTTAATATTGATTTTGTAGAATAATGAAATCAATTTTAAATTATATACTTGTTTCTTTTTGTCTTTTTTTTGCACCAATAAAAGGACTTTTGATTGCGGTCGGTGTTGCAATTGCACTTGACACGATATTTGGTATTTTCAAAGCAATTAGAATAAAAGAAGAAATCACGTCAAGACGAATGTCAAATATTGTGTCAAAATTTGTTCTTTATGAAATGGCAATTTTACTATTGTTTGCAATGGACAAATTTTTGCTTGGCGAGTTCTTCAAGATATGGTTTGAAATAGATAATTTTTTTACAAAAGTAGTTGCAATAATTTTGATATTTATTGAAATGACTTCAATAAAAGAAAATTTTGAAGTTGCATTCAATGTAAATATTTGGAAACTTTTAAAAACCACAATTCAACGTGCTAAATACATAAAGAATGAAATTGAATGACGAAGGGTATAAACTTATAACAAAACACGAAGGACTGGTTTTAAAACCTTATTTGTGTCCAGCGAAAGTTCCAACAATTGGTTACGGAAACACTTACTACGAAGACGGAAAACGTGTTACATTATTAGACGAACCAATTACAAAAGAACGTGCATTCGAAATGTTCAAAGAAATTGCGGACCGATTCGCAAAATCTGTATCACAAAGCGTTGTTTCTGAAGTCAATCAAAGACAATTCAATGCGTTGGTTTCATTTGCTTACAATGTAGGTGTTGCAAACTTTAAAAAATCGACATTATTAAAAATAGTAAATGCAAATCCAAACGACAAACAAATTGAAAATGAATTTAGAAAATGGACAAAAGCAAATGGCAAAGTTCTATCTGGACTTGTTAAACGTCGTCAAGACGAATCGAAGTATTATTTTTCAATATAGGGACATTATTTATATCATTGTAATACTTTTATTGTTATTATTTAGAAGTAGTCGCAAAACGCAAGAAAACGACATCATTCAAAGCGAAAAGAAAATTGATTCAATTGAAAAAGAAATAATTCAGACAAAATCTAATATTAAAAAATATGAAGAAGTTAAAATTGATTTTATTGATACTTTTCAGCGTAACGACATCGAAGACTTTTTGTCAAAACGATACAATAATAAAAATACCAATTAATTACGCAAGAAATATTGTCAAAGAATTAGTTCAATTTGACGCTTGCAAAGACCAGGTAAAAAAACAAAACGATTTAATTGCATTATTTGAGCAAAAACAATTTGAACAAAATAATATTATTGAAAATCAAAGAAAAATATTGATTGACAAATACAGATTTTCTCAAAATATTGGTGGTTCCTGGTTTATAAATACACCTTATTTGTTCACAAACTTAAATTTCGGTACTTCAAAAATTAATTTTGCACTTCAAATGAACGTACCATTTACAGAAAAACCGCACTTTGCAATTTTATTTTCTTACAATTTGTGGAAAACTAAATAAAAATTTGTATATTTCGCAAATTAAAACCACATTATGGATTCAAAACAATACTACAATGACATTGATTTTAGTTTAAATCACATTGAAAACTTAAATTTTATTGTAAAAAAACACGATTTAAAATTGTCGAGTACTGAAAAAGACACTTTGCGTTTTTACATTCGAAGACAAATCAATTCAAAGGGTATTATTGAAGCGTGTCAAAACGTTGGAGTTGATCCAACAACTGCGCCGATGTTATGGTTGAAGACAAAAACGGAATCTGTTCGTGTTACAAACCCACTTTTTGAGAAACCAGAAGAAAAAGAATTTAAACAATTAGCCGATGCATTGATTGAAGACTTGCAAAAATTTACACCAATATTTCCAGTATTTGAAAGGTATTATATAAAAGACGGACATTGTCTTGTTTTAAGTCCAGCCGACATTCATATTGGAAAACTTTGTAACGAATGGGAAACTGGCGAAAAATACAATCAAAATATTGCCGTTCAAAGAACTTTGGAAGGTGTCAAAGGTATTCTTGACAAATCGTCTGGATTCAATATTGACAAAATTGTTTTTATTGGCGGAAATGACATTCTACACATTGACAACCCAAAACGAACTACAACAAGCGGAACACCGCAAGACACCGACGGAATGTGGTATGAAAATTTTATGATTGCAAAGCAATTATATGTCGATGTTTTAAAAATGTTGATACCAGTTGCAGACGTTCACTTTGTTTTCAACCCTTCGAATCACGACTACACAAACGGATTTTTTCTTGCACAAGTTATTCAATCATATTTTAAAGATTGTATAAATATAACGTTTGACGTGTCAATTTCACATCGAAAATATTACAAATATTACGACAATCTTATTGGTTCTACTCACGGCGACGGCGCAAAATTAGAAAATTTGCCTTTGCTTATGGCTTCAGAATCAAAAGACTGGACCAATTCAAAGCACCGATATATTTACACACACCACGTTCACCATAAAATTGCAAAAGATTTTATCGGTTGTACGATTGAAAGTCTTCGTTCACCAAGTGGAACAGATTCTTGGCACCACCGAAACGGGTATCAACACGCACCAAAAGCGATTGAGGGATTTTTACACCATAAAAACTTCGGACAAATTGCCAGATTGACGCATATTTTTTAATTGTTCTTATTTAGAATCATTATAAATTAGCGTATTTTTTAATCTTTTTTTATAATTAATTTTGTATTAATAAAAACGTTCTTATATTTGTCGAAGAAATAACAACTAAAAAAACACATATTATGACAAATTCAATTTTAAACAAGGTAAACGAATTATCAAGAACAGAATCTTTTTCACAAGTTTCAAAAATTAAAAAAACAAATGGTGCTAAAATGTTAGTTTTAGCAAGTTCAAATTTTAATGTTTGGATTTCATTTGCAACTGGTAAATTTTATGCAGACGATAACAACGGAAACTGGTTTACATTTAAAAATTAATTAATAAACAAGGGGTGCGACTTCAACGCACAATTTTTAAAACTTAAAAAATTATATTATGAAAAAATTATCACAAAAAATGTCTTCAACTGAAACTTCTTCGTCTTCAATTACTTCAATTGATTTTGCCAAATATGAATCAATATATTTTCTCAATTCATTGTAAGCATTATCGGCTTGAATTGCCTGGTCCGCTGACAAAGTATGTGCGAACTTAAATTCTGGTATTGAATATTCGACCTTTCCTTTTTTCAATTCAATTGCATTTGAAACTTGAATCCATTCATCTGATAATCGTGAACGTGATTTTTGTGTGAAATCACCCCAAGATTGAACCGAAGAACCTTTGATGTTCACGTTTGCAATTTCGCCAGATTCTAACATAATGTAAATCGATTTCGTGTAATGACCGCCCATTGCAACAATAGTTTCTTTGATGTCTTTGTAGATACCTTTTACCGATTGATTGCCTTTGAAAAGTCTAACATTGATTTCGTCATTACCGATTGATTTCACTTCGTTAGAATAAACGCCAGATTGATTTTTGTCGTTCCAGCCTTTAATTGTGTGAAATTCCATAAGTGTCAAAAACTTAAACGGCAATTCAATTTTTACGTTTTCTTTTTTTTCTTTGTCATAATATGCAAAGGTTTTGTCGTCTGATTTCCATTCAAAATAATACTTTGTCGGATTTGAACTTTGTGTCTGAAATTCTGCTTGTCTGCTCATTTGATTAAAATTTAATTGTTATACTTGATTTTCTTGGTGTTGTTGATACTTTTGGAACAATATTTCCGTACATATCTGGTACTTCCATTCTTTGTGCTAATTTTAAAAGTTCTTCACGTTCTTTTAATTGTTTCTTAAATTCTTGATAAACGATGTCTTCGTCGTAATTGATTGAAACACCGCCTTGAACTGGATTAAATTCAACTCCGTTCAAAGTTGTTTTTTCTGTCAATGTAATTTGTTCACGAAGTTGTGAATCCATTGCGTTGATTGATTCTTTAATTTTTGCGACTTTTGTCCAAAATTCAATTTTGTCAATTTCGCCATTCTGAAGAACTTCATTCACGATTTCTTTTCCTCGTGAAATGTAATCTTTTTTTCCGAAATGAATCGGAAAAGATTCTTGTTCTCGCATCAATTCAAATAATTGTTTGCTCATAATTTTTTGGTTTTAAATGTTTCTTTGTAATATTGTTCGCTAGTTTCTCTTGGGAATATGCTATTATCTTTGTTGATATCAAAACATCCTTGACAATAACTTTCAATTATCTGTTTCTTTTCCATTTCTTTGGCTTGTTCAATATATTCATATAACCTTGCGGGAAAGTTATTATAAATTGTTTCAAATTCATAAAATTTACTTTCTAACAATTCTACTGCTGTTTTCATATTAGTTTATCTATTTTAAGTGAATTTAAGGTGCATTTTTCTTGAAACGCTAAATCATATACTTTGCTTTGTGAAATTGGCTTAATGCCTTTTAAAATGCGTTTTAATAGCATCTTATTGTTGTTGTTTATTATTTCGTTCATAAGAAGTTGATTTTTGATGGATAAATTTCGTAAACTATTACTTCGGTTCTATATATAATCTTCGGCAAATTGCTTTTTTTGTTAAACAAATTATCTTTTAAAATATCTATATCTCCCGAAGTCAAAGCATACTCATAATTTTTGTTATTGGTAACGGGAATTAAACCGCACTCTCTCGCTTTTGCTCTAACTGTGTTTTTTGACAAATTATAAGCCATTGCAAATTCTGAAATTGAAAAACTATCGTCCATTGAATTGATAATTTACATTTGACTTGATAAATTCCGCTCTCGGTTTTAACGTGCTAATTTTATTTTCGGGAGTTTCAAAATCTAAACTTTGAACACAGCATCGGGACATATCTACTCCCCATTTTTTAGCAGTTTCTACAAACTTAAACCGCTCTATTATTGTTGATTTCATTTTCTATTTTTGTTTTTAGAATGGTTAATAATTTTATTCTTTTGTTGTTTAAATCGAACATATCTTTATATGCCAAATTCAAATCCACAATTTGCTCTGTTCTTGTACCAAATACAGCGTAATATTCTGACTTTGAAACCTCAGAAACATACTCATTTTTTTGCTCGATTTTCTTTTCGACTTTTTTGATTTTTCTAAATAGCTTTTTCATTTTTAGTTTTTATAAGGTTCAACAATTTTTTCTATCGCATCCAAACACTCATTTTTTACAAAGGTTGGAATTTTTACGTGCAAAGTAGTAGTTTGAAATTCGCTCTTGTACTTTGGCTTTTTACCTGCATTACGCTCATTTTGTTTTTTCATTTTAAATTCGGTTTTGAGCAGATCCGAAAACTGGGTTAAATTATTTTTTTTATATTAAATTAGCACGTCTTTCATTGTATTTTTGTTGACTTTCTTTTCCTATAAAAATATTTTTTGGAGCAAAATATTCATACGTCTTGTTTACTGAAATTAAAGAAAAATCAAGGTTGTTTTTGTTTGCAAATTTTTGAGCAAATTCTAAAGATGTGAAATTTCTGTTTGCAATAGTGTAGATAGTTTTCATTTTTTTTGTTTTTAAGTTATTGTTTTAGTTTTGTGCGTTGCAGTCGCACCCCTGAATTTTGTAGTTCAAAAAGTTGGTTGATACATTGATATATTATGTAATAAGCAAATATTTTCAATTTCTTGTGTCCATTCAATATTGATATATTCTCCTACTACATTAATTTTATTAACTTCAATCCTTGAAAGACAATTACAAGCTATAAACCTTCAACAGAATGTTTACGGTCCAATGGTTAATTTAAGGAACATTTATAATACATTAAAGAAACTTATAGAGAACGCAGGACTTGGTAATGTAGATCCTTACTTTATGGATCCAGATGTGGGACAAGCTCAAATGCCACAATTACCACCTAAGCCTCCTACTGAATTTGAAAAAGTTTCATTAGCTCAAGTACAAGGTCAAAACGAAAGAGAAGTTATCAAAACTAATGTTGAGTTAAAACGTATTGAAGCTGAAATGAGAGCTAAATTACTTGATTATGAACTTCAAATTAAAGAATTAGAACTTAAATATAATACTAAAATAAATGAGATTGATTTAAAGAACAGATCTATGATAGAATCTCAGAAACTTGCTACAACAGGTGATATATTTAAAAAAATAATGGAAGGACAAAAAGAGTTTTTTAATAATGGACAACAAAATTCCACAATCGAACCTGGATCAACAGATTCTCAGGGGTAAACAAGCTTCTATTTTATTAGAAGAACCCTTGCTGAAGGAAGCTTTTGAATATTTATCTGAATCTTATAGATTAGAAATATTTAAAACTTCATATTCCGACCACGAACAAAGACAAGTTCTTTGGATGGCATTTAATATGCTAGACAAAATTAAAGGACATCTTGTTAGTGTAATGGAGACTGGCAAACTAGCTGCCCATGAGCTAGATAACCTAAAACGTCAATCGTAATAATTACGAAACGATAACCCTAAAGGAGCATATATGGCAGATGATAAATCTGTACAAGGTGCTGCTGAGAAAATACTTGGTTTACTGAATCCTAAACAAGGACAATCAGCACCAGTAGTCAAAGCAGAACCATCAGTAGAGCCTGAAGTTAAAACTCAGGATGTTTCAAATGACAATCAATCACAGTCTGACGAAATTGTTGAAGAAGCCGTAGCTACTGAAAACATAACAGAAGAAAATACAGAACAACCAACACAACAAGAAGAAGTTGAGAAACCAAATCTCCACCGAGTAAAAGTACAAGGTCAAGAGCTTGAGGTTACTCTCGATGAACTTAAGTCTGGTTATTCTAGAGATTCAGATTACAGACAAAAAACTCATCAATTATCACTTGATAAGAAAAATCTTGAAAGTGAAAAAGAGAGTTTACGTCAGACTTATGATTCTCGAATTAAAGAACTTAATAATGCAATTCAATCTGCAGATTTACTCTTTAAAGAACAGTTAGGTGCTACAGATCTTAATAAATTATACGAAGAGGATCCTAGTCATGCGGCTAAGTTAGAGTTTAAAATTAGACAACAACAAACTCGCATTAATGATTTACGTAAAAAAGCTGATGAAGCTTTTCAAAGTGAATTTACTAACTATCTTAAAAAAGAAATAAAACTTGCAGAAGAACGCATACCTGAGTTTGCAGATCCAGTAAAATCTACTGAGTTTAAACATAATGCTAAAAAAGTTTTAGCTGATTATGGATTTAAAGATAATGAAATATCTTCATTAACAGATCATAGATTCTTATTGGTTCTTAAAGATGCTATGCAATTTAAAAACTCTAAAGCACCTAAAGACCTTTCTCCAAAAAAGGTAGTTACTGCTCCAAAAGTTATTAAAGCTGGTATTGCTAAAACAGATAGTTCAGTTCGTGATATCATAAAACAAAAAATTGGGAAAGTAAGAAAGACTGGTCGCATGGAAGATGCACAGTCTGCCATACTTCAAATGATAACACAAAAAAAATAAGGAAAAATAAATGGCACAACCATCAAATACTTTCGATACTTACGATGCAGTAGGTATTAGAGAGGACTTACAAGATGTGATTTATTCTATTTCTCCAACTGACACTCCTTTTATGAGTGCAGCTGCTAGAGAACAAGTTAAATCAACAACACACGAATGGCAAACAGACGCACTTGCTGCAGCATCAACATCTAATGCTGTAATCGAGGGCGATGAAGCTACTCTTGATGCAGTAACAGCTACTTCTAGACTTGCAAACAAAACGCAAATCATGGATAAAACTGTAGTTATTACAGGTACTCAAGAAGCCGTTGATAAAGCTGGTAGAGCAAGTGAATTAGCTTATCAAATTGCTAAAAAATCAAAAGAACTAAAACGAGACATCGAAGCTACTTTACTTGCTAACCAAGCTAAAGTAACTGGTGATGCTTCAACTGCAAGAAAATTTGCATCTCTTGGAGCATGGGTGTTTTCGAATGACTCATTAGGATCTGGCGGTGCATCACCAACTGGTGATGGTACTGATGCTAGAACTGATGGAAAACAAAGAGCTTTCACAGAAGATCAACTGAAAACAGTTATCAAATCTGTATGGAACGCAGGTGGAAATCCTTCAGTACTAATGGTTGGTCCTTTCAACAAACAAAAAGTATCTGGATTCACAGGTGGATCTACTAGATTTGATGCTTCAGAAGATAAAACATTATACGCAAGTATTGATGTTTACTCATCTGACTTCGGTGATCTAGAAGTTGTACCTAACAGATTCTCTAGAGATAGAGATGCGTGGGTTCTGAATATGGACTACTGGTCAGTAGGTTTCTTAAGAGACTTCACTATGTTTGAATTATCAAAAACAGGTGATAGCGAGAAAAGACAGCTTTTAGTTGAGCTTACTTTAATCTCTAGAAACGAAGGTGCTAGTGGACTTGTTGCAGACTTAACAACGTCATAGTATATAACTTGAGGGGGAGAGCAATCTCCCCTTCTTTAACTTTTGTTTGGTCTTTGAAGTCTAAAGACGGAACGAAGCAAACATAGGAAAACAAAATGAGAACATTAAACGACTACTTTTTAACTGCTAGATTAGCTGATGTATCTGCTGCTAGTTCAGTTAACATTGCTGTACCTGATGATGGAAAAATTATTAAAATTATTTCTGTATTAGGTGGCGCAATCACAACAGCTAACGCTGCTGTAACAACTGCTGTAAATGGAACTACTGTAACAGGTGGTGGACTTACAATAGCTTACACAGATTCAGCTGACGGAGATATTGATACTGCTGAACCAACAGCTGCTAATAATGTTTCTGAGGGTCAATACATAACAATTACATCAGATGGTGGATCTTCTACGACTCAACCATTAGCTATAACTGTTGTTATTAGAAGATAATTATAGTGAGGATAGCAATATCCCCATTTCACTAGGATAAAACAAATGGCCAAAAAGAAAATAGTATTAAACTTAGATGATAGAATTGATAGTATCATTGATCT